CGACTCTTGAGAATAAATTTGGTACGGTTGGTTTGAATCGTAGTTTCATTCCCACTTCCTCAGGTGTCTTGTCACCCTTGAAACTATTACAACGATTGCAACAAGTAACCAAGTTACTCCAACAATTATTACCACCACGTGATTTTGGAATTACGTGGTCGATGGTGAGATTCTTTTGTGAACCACAATAACCACACTGGTTGTTGTCTCTTTTAAACAAACGTTTACGAGAAACACTCAGATTTGTTGGTCTGAATCTCACGAAGTTTAATAGTCTTATAATCACCGGTCTTACAAAATTACCAATAGTGGTAACTATATCGTCACCTTTCTTGAGTACTTCAGCACGACCTTTTTGCACTAAAATAAATCCACGTCTTAGTGTCGTGACATTCAGTGGTGTAAAGTCGGAATTCAATACTAGTACCTTGTCCATGTCTTTTAATTTCTAAGCAAATATACAAAATGATTTCATCAAATCAAAAGGTATTTATTCATAAATAAATAAACTAAAATTTCAATTATGTACACAAGGGAACAAATCGAAAAGGCCGTAAAGGGCAAAGGGTATGTTTGGTTTGAAGGAACTAAAGACTATGACCTAAACATTGTTGGGGTGAGAAACTCAACAACAGGAAACAAAGTCACAAATTTATTTGATGATAAGATTACTGTTTCTTATAAACTAAATGGTGAATGGCAATTCCATGAGTGGAATGCAACAACAGACCCAGGTAAAAAAGGTGTGATGGAATATCACAACGCCGCAGGTGTGGCAAGATTAGTTGAGGGTCAATATAGAGGTTCACACTCTATTGGTCTTCACCAAGGTAAGTACAAATCTCTTAAACAAGCTAAACCTGTTAAGGTTTATCGTGACCCAAACCGTGACATGACTTACGATGAGACAAAAATTGCTGAAGGTATCTTCGGAATCAATATCCACCGTTCATCAGCAACAGGAACCTCAACATATGTTGAAAACTGGTCTGAAGGATGTCAGGTATTTGCGACAGTAACTGATTTTGATAAATTTATGGCGTTGTGTGAAAAAGCATCTGCAATTCACGGAAATTCTTTCACATATACATTAATTGAGTCAAGTGATTTAGTATAATGGCAAAATTAAAAGATATATTTTCAGGTAGTGGTTATGTTAAGGTAGATGACAAAAATAGATTCTACTACATGTTGCAACAAATGCAATCTAACCGTTGGAGAATTACTTTGGTAGTATTATTTCTTTTCTTTTTTATCATCTTAGGTATTAACTCGGCAGTTTTCTTTGGAATCGAAATCCAAGAAAGTTGGAAAGAAATGTTATTAATTCTTTTCGGTGCTTTTGTTGGTAACCTTAACAAGGTTGTTGACTATTGGTTCAACTCAGAAGACAGAGACAAGATGTTAATTCAGAAAGTTGATGAGGAGGATGGTGAAAGTGTTTCTAATACATCAGATTAATATTTAAATCAAATATAAATTTACTATAATCAAATGGGAGGGAACTCCCCTTTTTTTATTATGAAATTCGACCAAGTATACATCATTTCTATAGACCATAGACCTGAATATCATCAAGAACTAATTGATAGGGCACGAAACATTCCGTTGAGTGATGATACCCCCATAATGATTATGCCAGGATTCATCGGTAAAGAACTGTTAGAGAATCCTGAGAATTTTCCTGAATATAGAATCTACCCTAATTGGAATCTCAACGACGGTGGATGGTGGTGGTGGCAAAGACCGGCACTTGCTGGTGAGGCGGGTGGTATGATATCACACACAAAGTGTTGGGAACATGCATACAACAACGACTTTAGTAATATCTTAATCCTTGAAGATGATTTTGACATTCTACAAGGTATTGATTGGTCAATCTTTGATGAGTTAGAAGATTACGATTGGGACCTTTGTTTGTTGGCTCATAATTCACTTCATGATTATTTCGGTGATGTTATTCGTCCATCAAGAATCGGAAAGGAACACTTTATTCGTCCATCGTTCTTCTATAATACCCATTCTTACATCTTACAAGGTTATGGAATAGTTAGACTCATTGAGGACCATTTGGATGTCTTAAAACAAAATATTGTGGTGTCTGATGAGTTTTTATCTGCGGTTATATCAACACACCCGAGAAAAGATATGAGGGATATGTATATACCCAATATCAGGGCAGTTGCGACGAAGACTAACTACATTGGACAAACAAGATTTGAATCAGCAGGAAATTCATTGACTGAAACCGACGATGTCAATTTTATTCGACAATAACAATCCGTTCAAAATACTTTTCAGAACCAACAACAACTGTCAAGTAATACATTGACTCAGACACCCACGGTAGAGGAACCTCAACAAGTTCTTCGGTGATTGTAAGTTCATGATAATCAACCAACTGACCAGTCTCACCGTGAAGATAAAATTTCATAGTTGTCAGTAAGAATTCTTTTGGGACCTCAATCTTTGTTTTGTAGTAAGTCGAACGGTTTACCAAAGTCGGATAAATTTTTACTTCAGTAAATTTCGGTAACGGTGGTGGAGGTGGAACAATCTTTTCAACCTTGAGCAAGAACGGGTACTTGTCCCAAGAGTAGTTGGTACCATCATTCCAACTACCCTGATGACCGTAACCAAACAAAGTCCAATCTTCATTACCTGCAGTTGAATTATTCGGTTCGTTTACATCCCAATACACAAAGTCGACAGGTGAACCATCAGTCCACACAAACTCACCTTCGCTTGTTGTATCGGTAAAACCAATCCAATGCATCCCGTTTGGAATATTTGAAAATAGAAACTCTTGTTCTTGTATTGAGTGGATAGACAATAAATCAAACGAGGTGTCAATTGATTTTACTTTTTCATTGGCACCTGACCAATTGAAATGTTCATTTGATTTGTAGTAGTAATATCCGTTATGTTCCCCCACATATGTGGTTCCGTTATATGTCGGAACCTGTCCTAGTAGAATTGTTGGTAAGAAAAAAAGTAGGTATTTCATAGTTTAAAAAGTGGGGGGATTTCTCCCCCCGTTTTGTTAGAACTTCAACATCACACCAGCATTTCCGTTCCACTGTACGATTCCACGTTTTGGAATCCAAAACTCAAACTCACCGATTTCGTCAATCTTGTTGTTGATGTTAATACGGTACTCTACGAGGTCGGCTTTGGTTGCGGGATGTTTAACACCTACGTATGCTGAACATATGGGACCGATACCTGTCAGACGAGACATTTCATCGGTCAGAGTTTTTCCGCAACAACGACAGATGCCTCCGTTTTCTTTGGTGAGTTTGGCTTTCAGTTTGAATGCTTTGTCACTCATTACCATCACTTCGGTTACGTCAACCAAGATGGGGAAGAACTCCAAACCTTTTTCTTTTTTGATTTTCTCAGCGATTTTGCGACCCAACTTGATGGTGTTACCTACCAACTTGAGGTTAAGGGTGGTTTGAGAGTTTTTTGCTTTCTCACGATTTACCGCCTCGTATCCTTTTTCGATTTGTTTGTCGCTAAGAGTGCGGTAGGTCAAGTATTTGCTCTTGAGGTCCACGATGAATGCGGTCTGACCGTTGTACTCAAGGATTGCACGAAGTTCGGTTGGAAGAGATTCCATATCGACCTCTTTGGTGCGGTCTTCGTTGATGACGAGTTTTTCAACAACTGCGTATTGTTTGTCTGTGAGACGACCCCACTTGTGAAGAGACTCGCTCATTTTGCGGATGAAGTCGTTTGAACCGTTGTAGGTTTTTACTTTGTCGAGGATGATGGTTTTGGCTGTTGTCATGATGTGTAGTGGTTTAACAATACAAATATACGGCACGGATTTGTATTTTAATACTTTTTTGAAATATTTATTAGAAAATATTTGACTATGTGGATTATTAGACAACAAGACGACAAGGTGGTACACTTTGTTACAAAATCAGGAGCGGTTAACTTAACCGAGTGGACTGCAGAATCTGCAGGTTGCACAGAAATCAGTGAACCAATCGACGGTTGGGGAACAGGACACGGTATGGAATTGATTACCGTTGATGAATCAACATTGACTGTACCTGAGGATTACAGTGGTAGATTCTACAAGTTAGTGGAGAACGGTTCAGGCGGATACAATTGGGAACTAAACCCAAACTATAACTAATAAAAAAAGGGGTCATCGACCCCTTTTTCATTTTAGACACGATAGAAGATTAGTTCAAAGTGTCTTTCAACTCTTCTGAAGAAAATGTTGTGTCTTTTTCAACAACTGTTGTATCACTAACTGTTGAGTCAGCTGGTGTAGTTTCAGTTGATTGTGAGCAAGATGCCAACATGGCTACTGCGAAGATTGCGAAAATTACGTTTTTCATAGTGTTAAAAATTTTGTTTATCAGTTAAATAAATATAGTAGAAAGTGTCAAATAGACAAGGGGGTGGGATTAAAATTTATTTTTAATTTTTGAGTATCCGTATTTCCACCCTATAGGTAATACTTCTTCTTTTTTTATTTTACGATTATTAATACCGTCGGTAATCCATCTTGTACCATATTGTGAATTTGTTTCACCAACTCCTTGACCTTTTTTGGAATTTTTTATTTTTTCTATTGTTTCAGGTTTATGTAATTTACCCGTCCAATCATATACATCCTTCCAAGTTTTTAGTTCACCTCTCAAATGTCTTCTTTTATTTGCTTCTGAGATTTTTTTTGAATATTTATTTCGATACTCTTCATCATTTTTTATTTTTTCACCATGTTTCAATCCTGCTGCTTTAGAACATTTTAATTGATGTTCCGTATTATTAAAACCACCGAGCCCACCGGGTTTTAAGTTGTAACAGTTTGGGTCATTTAAAAATTGTTCAGTTATAATTTTTTTTTCTTGATTTATTAGAGATTCTCTGTTTTCACACCATTCTATGATTTCTAATACGAAATTTTCGATACCATATTTTCTGATTGCATACCTTAAAGATTTTCCACTACCAAGATACCCATCCTTCAAATTATTAGTAGAGTGCATACCAATATAAAATTTACTATTAAGTAAATTAGTAGTTTTGTAAATAAAATGAAATTTTTTAGACTTGATTGAGTTCGACATATTAATAAATATGTCGAAAACTCAAAAAAGTCTACGGTGGAGGTGAGGGGAGTCGAACCCCTGTCTTGCTCAGTCTACCCATAAGGGACTACATGCTTAGGTCATTGTTTAGCTAACAATCCGAAATTTCACAATTCCCTTATTTTATAGTGGTTCGGTTTACTGAGAACTAATCCTCCACTT